TCCACCATGGACGAAAAATACGTGCCTATCATCAATTTTGCTATTATTTATGAGTTCGTAAAGTGGTTGCCCGTGCCCTTCTACTCTGGCAAAAAGCACAAGAGTATTACCCTTTAAGTCTAATGCCAGATTTTTTATAAAGTTATTTCTTTTTTGATGATTGATAATATACTGAACCTCATCCTCAAATATTTCAAATCTGTTTGGGGGGTGCTTGAGTAATAAAACTTTAATGTCTAATTTGGCAAGATGACCTTTTTGCATAAGTTCATCAGTTTTAATAATCTTATATGATGGACCAAATAATCCTTCTAGAACCCACTTATGAGTTTGTGAACCATCTAGTGTTCCGGTAAATCCAAAACGGTATTTGGCATCACAAAGTTTTGTCATTATAGATATTAATGACTTGGATTTAAACTGGTGTGCCTCATCTCCAACGACAACATTAAATCTAGAAAAGTACTGCTTGGGAAGTTTGTAGATGGACTGCCAGGTAGTAATAATGACTTGGGAATCAGTTTCTCTTTCCTTTCCCGCATAGATTTTGTGACAGTATGAACCAACATCCCACCCATAATCTGCAAAATCTTTATACATTTGTTCTACAAGGGAAGTCGTCGGAACAACTACGAGAATATTTTGCTGCTTTTCAACGTAGTATCTCACAAGAGAATATATCATTAGTGACTTTCCAGAAGCAGTTGGAGATATCAATAACTTACGATTATGTCTTAAGGCGTCGTATACTCCCTCAATTTGATAATCCCGTGGAGCGTGCCTACTAATTGCCGTCATATAATCCTTTACGCCTTCCTTTGAGATATTCTCATTTATCTCAAAAGGAAGACCATAAAACTTATTATTCGTGAACTCATACGTGTAATTATGAGTCTCGCAAAATCTAATAATTCTATCTAAAAGACCAATATAAATTTCTCTTGTATCTACATTAAACAAATATATACGACCATCCCACCATTTATTTTTATAAGATGGGGAAAACTTAGCATTTGGAACTTCAAATTGAAATGCGTCTCTTAATTCATAATAGATATGAGGTTCTGCTTCTATTTGCAAATAAACCTCGTTTTTCTTTGATATCACTAAATGGGTCATTCATAACATATCAGTTATGAGTATTTATTGCCCTGCTTGATCTGCAGTTTCAGTATTTTCTGGTTTTTTCTTTTTAGGTTCTGGTTTTTGTTCTGGTGCTGGTTGTTGCTGCTGCTGTTCTGGTGGTGGAGTTTGTGATTGTTGAGGTTGTGTTGAAGGTGGAGTTTGAGTAGGTTGTGGTTGTTGAGGTTGTTGAGGTTGTGATGGTGCTGTTGTAGGTTGTTGTGGTTTAGTATCAACGGGTTCAGTTCTTTGTTGCTGCTGCACCTCAGGTTTTTGTTGTTGTGATTGTGTCGCTAATATTTCTTTTGCTTGTGCCGCTCTTGCCTGAATATCAGCAAAAGTCATATTTGCAGTTTGTACTGCCTGATCTGCAGTTGTCAATCTTGCATTTAGATTTGGATTATTAATTTTCTTTTGTGCCTGATGCTGTCTGTAAGTTTTTGTTCCATCAGGATTTGTTTCTAATTCATTTTGTGCGGATTGCTTTTCTGCTTCGGCAGCAGCAAGTGCTTGCTGTGCTTCTGCTGCTTGCTTAGAAAAATATGCAAATGACGAAGGTTCTCCAGTTCTTGGTGCTTTAATATCACCTGTAGATGTAACTGGTCTTTGAATTGTACCTTCCCTTGTTTTAGTGGTTCCTTTTCCAAGTCTCATTCTCTGATTGACTCCAGAAACTTCTCCCGGATTTCTTTTTCTTCCACCACCTCTCCCAGTTGAAATAAAACTGTCAACTGCCTTCTCGTATTTACCAACACCACTTAATTGTGCTTTGGCAGTTTCTCTTTCGGTTCCTGGGATAAGTTCTTCAACACTACCACGAAGTTTATCTAATTGTGGAAGTAAATCTTTTTGTTGTTCTTTACTCATACCCTTACTACTAGACATAGCATCTCTAAGGGCAGATATTCTATTGTTTCCTTCACTCTCAAGTTGCTTTGCCTGGTCTTTTGTGATTCTTCCACTCTTAAGTGCAAGTTTCAAAGCGTTTCTTATTCCAACAGTATAGTTTCCAGCAGTCTCATCCGCACCAGCAGAAGCAGAAACTGCACCAGATGCTTTCTTAAGACTTGTATAATTTTCTCTTTCTGGTCTTGTTGGATGTTGAAAAACTATATCCGCTTTGGAAGTATCACTTTCTTTTCCATAAGCAGTTTTTCCAGATTTTGATAGTGGTATTTTGTCATCACCAAGTCTTTTAACAGTATATCCTTGAGATATTAAACGTTTGCCCAGTTTACTTTGACTATCATTTAAAAAAGTATAAAATTGATCTTCCAACTCACTGTAATAAGAATCTCTATGATCTTCGGTCTTTTTACCACCACTAAATCCTTCATTCCCAATATTGGAAAAATGCAGTGGATGTTTCTCATCATTTTTTACTGCATTTAATTCTTGAGCAAGAAAATCAGTAAGTTCTTCAGTATCTCCCCTACTTACAAGACCTCTAAGAATCTTACCCTTATTATTTGCCTTGTCATCAGATTTAGTTAAATGATTGTATAGATTAACTAAAGCAACCTCATAATTATATTTTGGACCACTACGCCCTTTCTTCTCTCCTTCAGAAAGTAAAAAATAACATTCGGATATAAATTCTACAAACGTCTTCATTTCTACCGACAGTTTATTTTTATTTAGTTATACCCCGATGTAAACTTATGCCACTCAATACTGTTCTTGATTTGATACGTTCTATTCGAAATCATCTTAAGAACTTCTTCCAGAAACTTAAGCATAATGTCATAATATCTAATCTTCAAATCTACCTTACAGAGTCTCTCATCGGCGTCCATATACCTCTGTATGGCGTCTTTCTCTCTTACCTTATACGGAAATGGTTCTTCAGCATAGACCTCTGCTGGTGCCTTTCCTGTGTAGTAATTGTAACGTTCCAAACGAACTCTATTATAGGTTTCTCTTGCCTTTTCACGAAGAAGAGTAATGGTATTATAAAGAGTATAATATTTTGAATGAAGTTGCGGTATTTTTAAAGATTCATCGTGTAAATTATCAGGGTCTATGACAGAATCTCTCTGCCACATTTCCTGGATTTCATCTAAACTGAGGTTCATAGGGGTGTATTATTATCATCAAGAATATTATACACAGTATACTTGAAAGCCACGTCTGCTGTAAAGTACTGGATGTCTGTTTGTGTTGCATCAAACTCAAGAGAACTTAATGATACTGGAAATAAATCCTTAAATTTTACCACGGCAGTTGTATTATAGTTACTGTTTAAGATATACAGACTTCCATCACTAAATGCTCTTTTAGGGTCTTGTGATTGTGTTATGTCACTTACTATAGAAATTAAATCTTTATATTGCTGAGTTGTTTCTGGAAATCCAAGACCTGTCAACCAGTTATGAATTGCCATATAATTTTCCATATTCTCATCAACCATAAATCTTAGAGATAAATCACCATAGGTAATTTTATCTCCAGGAACATCAATATCTTTTAGATATGTTGGTTGAGTATTGAGTGATAATGTAATTTCTGGTATTCTTGCCGTATTACAAAAAAAGGCAACTTTAGGTTCTTTTGCTAATGAAAACTTAAACCCAACTGGTGATAGGAAGTTTCTATTATCAATTTGGTTGGGAAACGAGCAGGACATTTTTATTTTTATTTAGAGTGATTTGTTGTTTTAATTGATTTACTATATACTATAGTATTCTAACCTGAAATGTTTAATGGATTTAATCAAATATCTTCAAGAAAATTGGGATAAATCTAAGTTCATTAAAGTATCCTTAAATAATTCGATCAGGGATCAAATTGAGAATAGTACAAGTTTCTTAAATTGCCATTACGATTCTATTCCTTTAAGGACGAGGGCATATGTTCTTGCAAATCATATTACAGAAAATACAATTCCAAAGTGTAAATGTGGTTGTGGAAAAGTTTGTGCAATTGATAAAACATATACTGAAAATGGATTCAGAAGTTACTCAAGTTCAGATTGCTCTAGAAAAGATAAAACAGTTGATAAATCTATTCTTAAAAAGTTAGATAATTATGAATGGATTTATAATCAACGCATTATAGAAAAAAAATCAATAGAACAAATCGCCAAAGAATTGAGTATATCTACAATTCCTGTTGTTAAGTATCTTAAGAAACATAAAATACACGGATTAATTGATTCAAGAAGAAGGAATAGTCATAGTACAAGTATTTTAAGTGATAAAGAAAAACTTGAAGAATTATATAAAACTGGATTGACCTGTGATGAGATTGGAGAAAAGATAGGTGTTGCGAAATCTACAGTAGCAAGGTGGTTGAACATTTATGGAATTGATATTAGATTATCTAATTCTTATGAAAGAAAAATTAATAAAGTAAGTAAAGAAGAAAACACCTTATATGAGTATGTCCAATCAATCTATAACGGCAATATTATTCAGTCAAACCGTTCTGTTCTGAATGGTAAAGAGTTGGATATTTATTTACCTGATTATAAATTAGCAATTGAATATAACGGTCTTTATTCTCATCAACACAGACCAAGTGAATCTAAGGAATCTTTGATTAAGGGAAAATCTTATCATCTAAACAAAACCCTAATGTGTGAGAAGCAGGGAATACAACTTCTTCAGTTTTATAGTGATGAATGGTTATACAAACAAAGTATTGTCAAATCTGTTATCTCAAGTAAATTGAATATAAATGAAAAAATATATGCCAGAAAATGTAAGAAAGTAATTATAGATACTCATCAAAAAAATCAATTTCTAAATCAAAATCATATGCAAGGTGAGGACAAAAGTAAGGTTAAGATTGGACTTACTTATGAAGATGAACTAGTTTGTGTAATGACTTTTTGTAAATCTAGATTTAACAGAGTTTATGAATGGGAACTTTCTAGATTTTCTAATAAAATAGGGGTGAATGTGATTGGAGGTTTTAGTCGTCTACTTAGTTGGTTCCGAGAAGACTATGAAGGAAATATTGTTTCTTATGCGGATAAAAGATATTCTAACGGGAATGTTTATTATAAAAACGGATTTGATAATATTAGAGTTAACGGGCCTTCTTATTATTATATTGATAAGAATTGTAATAAAAGATATAATCGTATGATGTTTCAGAAAAAACTTATTGGTGCCTATGACTGTACCGAATACGAAAAGGCAAGAGAACTGGGATACAATAAGATTTATGATTGTGGAACCATTTGTTTTGGATTGGCATAAAAAAAGGGAACCCGAAGGTTCCCCTAAAAGATATGTAAGAGAGATTTACATTAAATTCGCAACTTTGACTCTTCTGTAGTAAGCGTTAAGGTTACTATTAAGAGCACCCTGACCTACGGTTGAACCTTCCGCGAATGGATTGGCGACCATGCCGTAGCGGGTCTTAAATCCGATTTTTGGTTGGAAGGTGTTCTCACCAACGGCACGAACCATTTGGAGGGGAACATAAGGGCAGTAGAATAGACCTGCGTCATAAGGTGAAGAACCCTTATAACCAACAACGTAGAACTGATTAGGAGCAACGTTTGCCGAATATGGGTCAATATAAACCTTATACTTGCCTTGAAGAACACCTGCGAAGGTGTTACCGGTGTCATCAACGTTAAGATTTGCGTTGAGTGCTGGGGTGTAATCAAGAACTCCTGCCATCGCAAGTGCCGAAGCAACGTCTGCGGAGCAAAGAATCATGTTACCCTTTCCTCTACGAGTCTGCTGGGCGATAGCGTTAGCATCACGCTCGATTTGGAAGATAAGACCCTTGAACTTCTCCACCGACCAACGACCGTTGGAGTCAACGTCAAGGTCAAAAGTACCAGCAGTAGCAGTATTTGCTTGAGCACCAGGCTTAGCAATCTTGTATACGGTTCTGATAACTTCACGGTTGATTTCGGCAAGAATCTCAGTTGAGAGAATGTTTGCCAATTCAGCTTCAGCATTCAGACCGTGAATTGCCTTGAGGTCTTGAGCGAGCTCAAGTGAGTACTCAGCTTTCAGAGCACGGGATTTAGCAGTAACGGTGACTTTCTCGATTGAGAATGCCATCTCGTTGAACTGATTATTTGCAGCATCACCAAGTGCTTCCGAATCACCAGTGTTCATAGCGGTGGAGACACCGTATGCCGTTGCAGGATTATCGTTAAGAACGCTAGGATTGTTTTGTCCTACTGAAGAAGCAGTAGTACCGAAACCAACAGCACCTGATGCAAGAGTTCCAGCAGCATTCTGGGAAGAGAATCTAGTATCTGCTTCGTTGTAGAATGCTTCAGTTCCGGACTGGTTGGTGTAACGTGAACGCATCGCAAAGATGAGTCCGGTAGGACCGTTCATTGGTTGAACGCCACACAGATCATAAGCAATCAGGTTAGGCATAGAGCGTCTGATTAGAGAAATCAGAACGGGGTCGAAACCAGCTGTAGGTCCAGCATTAAATCCTTGAGCACTGCCACCAAATCCACCGGAAGCACCAGCAGCATTACCGGAGTTGGTTGGAGATTCGTAGAGGAAATCACGCTCTTCGCGGAGTTCTCTCTCTTGGTTTTCTAGCAGGATAGCGGTTACAGATCTGCGATGTGCATCTTTGATCTGATCCATTCCGGAATAGTCCAGAATTGGTGCCCACTTCTCCTGCAAATATTCTGCGTTGAACATTTGCATTTGTTTTACCTTGTTGAAAGTTTTTGTTTGATTGTTTATAATTTAAAAAATCACAGTTTAGCGACTCTTCCCAGAGTCTGAAGGTATGTTGCCATTCTTCCATCAACTTGTAGTTGCTGGGACTGGACATCAGTACTTTCGGATAAGGTTTCCGAGTCATCTCTTTGAGCACTAGTATTTGTTGGGAAATAAGAATCCCTCAGAGTTACCAGTTTCTCACGATAGTTTGCTTCACTATCAAACTCAACATTTTCGGCAAGAGAAGCGAGTTTGTCCTTCTGAGAAAGTGCAAGACCCTCAGCGACATCTGCAAAAATTACATCAGCAACTGACTCTGCTAATCTTCTATTCAGAGCAACATTTCTTTCAATTTGCTCGTTGAGTTTTCCTTCCATTTCATCAAGTTTATCTACCATACTCTCGATTACATCATATCTATCTTCAGGGATTGAAACATAATGATCTTCAAAAAGACCTCTCATTCCTTGGAGGAATGATTCGGTCATTTCAGTTTTGAGACCGTGCTCAACTGCGAGTGCATTTTCAGCAATCCACTCATCAGCAACATACTCAAGGTATGCATCGACACGATCAACAAGACCTTCTTTAATTGCTTCAATTTCTTCTACGAGTGCTTCCTCATAGGATGATTGAAGTTCTTCTTTGATTTCGGCAACCTTAGAATGGATTGCTGCTTCAAAAATTGTTCTTGCTTTTTCTTGAAACTCTTCAGAGAGTTCTTCACCGGCAAGGAGAGCATTAACATCTTCTTCGATGTCAAACTCTTCCTTCATTTCATCTTCTTCGTCTTCTTCATCCTCATCTTCATCTTCTTTTTTGGAAGGTTTTTTGCCGTTCTTCGATTTTTTACCTTCTTCATCATGAGACTCTTCGGCAACTACTTCTTCATCCTCATCAAGTTCTTCTTCATCAACAAGATCTTCATCTTCTTCCGTCTCTTCCTTTACACCTTTCATAGAATCTGCTGCAACTGCTTTAGCGTTTACAACATCTCTAACTTGTGCAAGAGTTGTGGCTGGATCCTTAAGTTTTGAAGAATCATCATCGGGACGATAATTTTCTGGAGTTGGACCGCCTAAATCTTCCCAAGAACTTGTTTGACCAGGAGTTACAACGGAAGTTGCACTCTTTGAGGGAGTTTCGGCAGGTGCGGCCCCTTTGGTTACTACGTTTTCCATTTCTTGTAAATTTCTACCAACGGACATTTTTTTTAGATCTTGTGTTATAAT